ATGCCGGATAAAGCGTATAACTTTGAAGTATTGTATTACGAGCGCATACCTCCGCTGTCAACTGCAAACCAGACTAACTGGCTGACACAGAATGCGCCGAACGTGATGTTATTTGGGACGCTCTTACAGGCGCAGATGTTCTTGAAAGATGATCAGCGCATGATTTTCCAACAGAAATATGATCAAGCTATTCAGGCGCTGAAAACAGAAGATGTGACAAGAATTGCCGACCGCCAGGCTGTAGCTTTGGACTCCTAAACTATGACGAACTCCTATCTTAATCCGTTTACAGGGGCAACGATTTCACCATCGCAGGTGGGATACGAGTCATTAACAATCTCGGTAGATACGCAACTTGAATGGCCTATAAATGGCAATACTAATCAAGTTGTAGCTAATATTGTTGAAGTAACCGCCACGGTTGCCGGATTAAACCTGATTATGCCTGCCGCTACGGCTGTATCTACGGGTCAGGCAACTATTATCCGTAATATTGGTAGCAATCCATTTACAGTAACAGATGCCGGTCTGCACACTATTATTTCTGTTCCTTCAGGAATTTCAGAATACATTTATGTTACTGACAATACGACCGTAAATGGTACGTGGTCAATTGTGACGTTTGGCGCGGGTACTTCTGCAGCCAATGCATCCTCGCTTGCTGGATACGGTTTAACTGCGATTGGAACGACTCTAAACCAGTCTTACAACTACTCAGCTACATACAGTAACAGAACGCTTGGAGCGACTGATAGAGCTTCCTTTATCGTATGGGATGCGGGAGTTGGTACGATTACCTTACCGCCTTCTTCTATTGGTAACAATTGGTTTGTAATGATTCGTAACAATGGCGTGGGTATTTTAAATATCGCCTGCCAAGGTACGGATAAAGTAGATGGAAGCTCATCTATTCAGCTACAGATTGCACAATCAATAGTGATTGTATGTTCTGGAAATGGATTTAACTCGTTTGGCTCAACGCTGCCTTCACAGTTTAATTTTACTATTCTGTCTAAGCTTGTAACGGGTGGAACGGTTACATTGACTTCAGTTGAAGGTCAAAATGTCATTCAAGAGTATTACGGTACGCTTACTTCAAACTGTACGGTTATATTGCCGCCTACAGTGCAATTGTATTCAGTGCAAAACAATACAACTGGTGCGTTTACTCTGACTTTTGGTACGGGTGCTATTGGCGCGTCAACGATTACCGTTCCGCAAACTCTTGCTGAAATTATTATTTGTGATGGCACTAACTGTTACAACGCTACGTCGGCTGCAGTTAGTTCTTTATTAAGCCTTACTCTAGGAAATGGATCGGCTTTTGCGCCATCACTAAACTTTTCTGGTGACACCACGACTGGCTTATATCTACCGTATTCAGGCGCATTAGGTATTTCCGCAGGTGGTGGTAATGTAGCCACATTCACGCCTACCGGCGTATTAATCCCCGTAGGAATTGGCGGGGGTTCGTTTTGACAGATAAAACGATATCGCTGCAGATTAAACCGGGTATCCAAAGAGACGGAACCCTGTTTGATGCGCCTACCTATGTAGACGGCCAGTGGGTACGTTTTCAGCGTGGTCGCCCACGTAAGATAGGCGGTTATAAAGGTATTTTTCTGAATGGTTCTGGAGTGTCTCGTGGCATGACGATGACCTCCCAAAATGGCTTGAACTATGTAGTATCTGGTTACAACAATGGATTAGAGCAGTGGATTACTGATAATGACGATGGCGTAGGATCGGGTCCATATCAATATACGTTATCTAATTTTACTGCGAGCAATAAAAATCTTTGGCAATTTGACATAGCTTATGACACGACAGGAACTACTCAAACCATCGTTGCTCACCCTGGGCAAAATCTTGCTAATATTGATAGCACTACTAGCACTCCTGTTTTATACGGTGCTTTTCCGGGGTCTTCACTCTCTGCGGTCAAAGACACGGCAGGCGCCAACCCGACGGGTAATACGATATCGGTTTCCGGAGGATGTGTAGTCTTACACCCATACCTATTTGTATACGGTGATCACGGGCTCATTCAGAATTCTTCTGCAGGCAACTTCCAAGATTGGAACTCTGCTGACTCTAATAGCAACAACGTAGCAACGGGTAAGATAGTTAAGGGTCTTCCTGTACGCGGCGGTACTACTTCTCCTGCTGGTCTATTCTGGGCGTTAGATGCGCTTATTAGAGTTACATTTACCGGATCAGCCCCGTTTTACTGGAGATATGACTTAATATCTTCACAGACATCTATTATGTCTAGCTCCTGCGTGATTGAGTATGACGGTATCTATTTCTGGTGCGGCGTAGATAGATTCTTGATGTACAACGGCGTTGTGCAGGAAATGCCAAATAATATGAATCAAAACTACTTCTTTGATAACCTGAACTATGTTCAGCGTCAGAAAGTATGGTGTACAAAAGTGCCGCGCTACGGCGAGATCTGGTGGTTCTACCCTCGCGGCAATTCAACTGAATGTAACGACGCAATCATATATAATGTGCGTGAACAGACATGGTATGACGCCGGACAGGCAATTGGTGCTCGCAGGTCAGCGGGGACATTCTCTGAAGTATTCCGCTTCCCTATTTGGAGCGGAAACGAAGCCAATTCTGAGGGAAAGTATACGAATTGGCAGCATGAGTCTGGTACAGATATGGTTTATCTGACCAACGTAGATGCAATTCAGAGCTATTTTGAGACCAATAATATAGGTCTTGTGACGGGTGGGCCAGGCGCTAACGAAATCGTAGGCGCGAATAGATGGCTGAGATTAATCCGCGTAGAGCCGGATTTTGTTCAGAATCAAGCCATGAATCTCTATGTGACGGGTAAGGGCTATGCTGATGACGTAGATGTGACTACGGGGCCATATGCTTACCAACCGGGTACTCTCAAGATTGACTTGAGGGAGCAGCGACGGGAGATGCGCCTACGCTTTGAGAGCAACACGCAGAACGGCAATTACGAGATGGGTAAAGTTCTGCTGTTAGCTGAAGCCGGTGATGAGCGTGCGACTGGAAACCCATGACCGTAACATACGATCCTCGAGGGCTTACTTGGGACAATTACTGTCGTTATATGGCCGAGCTTTTTGCGGCTAATGACTTGGGGACGGTGCCGGAAGAACAATGGCAACAATGGGCGGCGGGAGTTTATGGAATAGGATATTTTGCACAGTCAGGTGTACCAGATCCGCGTGGTTTTCAAAACTGGCAGGATTGGGCGATGGCTGTAGTAGGCATAATGAGCATTGAGGACAAGTGATGGCAACTCCATTACCGGATTTAAGCGATTACAATTTATCAGTTACGCCCTATCAAGGATTGAAAGAAATCTCTAGGGTATTTGGTGCCGGCGCTGGCTTTGGTGATGCTGACTATATTGCTGCTAGACAGGCTGGATATACTGATCCGCAAATTGTGTCTTTTCTTAAATCCAATCCATATCTTAATGGTAAGTCGGTAATGGATGCAATTAATGCTGGTCAGCAAGATCAGATTATTGCTGGAGGATTGCCTAATCTTAGCAAAAGCGATTTAAATCGTGCCGCATTAACTAATCCAAATGCGCCATCTAGTGCTATACCCTATGCTCAAATGAATATCCCTGGGCGTGGAAATGATCCTAGCGTCCAGATGTATGGTTCAAACGTAGACGTAGCAGGTAACGATATCTATAACCAATTGATGCAGGCCTCACAGGCGGGCACATTGGTGATGGCTAAAGCTCCATCTCAGAATAGCAATCCATTTGCTCCAAATTATGGGGCTAGTGGTTACAATCTTATTGATTCCGCAACAGGAAATGTAGTTGCAAGTAATGTTTCGCCTACGCAACAAAATGGCGTATATCAGTTCTCGTTTGCTAATCCGCAATCTGAAGGATCAATTAATACTTATATCCGTGCTGATCCAACAACAGGTGTTGTAGGCGCGATTGATCCAACCAAGCAGATGACTTATCAGTCAGGCGCTGGTGGTGGAATGTTAAGCGGCATTGCCCAGATGGCATTACCGGTATTGGCTGGTCTTGCTTTGCCCGGAATAGGCGCAGCCGTAGGAGATGCCTTAGGATTAGGTGGCGGAAGTCTTTTGCAGGGAGCGCTTACAGGATTAGGTGTAGATTCTGGAACTGCTGCGTCTATTGCTAGTGGATTATCTAACGCTCAAACAGCCGCAAATGTAGCCCAAGGGATACAGCAAATAGCTAACGGTAATCCTCAAGGCGCTATTGGCAATATTATATCTGCGGCAGGTGGATTAGGCGGGGGCTCATCAACGCCTAGCACAACAGCAGGATTATCCAACGACCAAGTCGGGGCGTTAGCAAATATTGCTTCTCCAGCAGATACAAGCGGTTCTTTTGTAGAAGATTTTCCTGCAGAAACGCCATCAGGCAACGTCAATCAGGCTCCTTCTATGGGGTCTATGGCTAACATCGGAACGCCATATCAAGGACAGGGTGCTATTTCTGGTTCTGATGCTTTAGACCCTACTACTGCTTATTTAAATACATTTGATCTGACCAATCCTTCTGCAGAAGCATCAACGGGAACTACAACTTCTTATGGCGGAGGTTTAGGTCAATCGGCTTACAATGTACCGACCACGCCTGTCAGTCAACAGCAACCCGGCGTTCCTACTAGCTATACATCTGTTCCTGTTAGTAGTGGTTATGCTTTAACGCCTGATTTGACAGGTCCCGGAATTACTCCATCAGACGCAACATCTGGTGGCAAGCCAGTTCAGTCTGCTGCTCCTGTTGGCACTGGTATTTCATCGCAGAACTATTTTAATTCGGTTACAAATCAAGCTGCTCAGAATACACCTACTGATAAAACAGGTCGTACATTGTTAACTCCTACAATGTTTACTGGGCAAGCACCTACTCAACAACAGAATATTCTTAGCCCATTAGCGCAACTTCAGTTAGCTTTATCTGGTTATCAGCCTGCGCTCACTAAAGCAGTGCGTCAAAGAATGGCGAGCGGCGGACAGCCTCATCCATACCATCCAGAAGCGAAGCCAGGCGAACCAATCTTCCGCACAGGCGGCGCAAGCCATTATGTGCGTGGTAAAGGCGATGGTCAGTCTGATGATATTCCTGCAATGCTTGCTGATGGTGAGTACGTATTTGACGCAGATACAGTTAGTCAATTAGGTGATGGCTCTAATAAAGCCGGAGCTGAGAAATTAGACAAATTTAGAGAAGCTCTTCGCAGACACAAGCGCTCAGCTCCTGATGATAAAATACCACCCAAGGCTAAGAAACTTACTGGCTATTTAAAGGAGGCCGAACGTGGCTGACTTCTTTCAAGGTAGTGCGCTACCGAACGTATCTACGACTCAGACGCAGCAAACAACTGCGCCTGATTACTACTCAAATTATCTTAGCAATCTTGCCTCGCAAGGACAGCAGGCAGGAGCTAATGCTCAGTATGTGGGCCCGACTGCGCTTCAAAATCAGGCATTTCAGAATGTTGCTCAAAATGTAGGTAACTATCAGCCGTTTCTAAATCAAGCTGCTAACCTTACAGGTCAGGCTGCACAAGGCCCCAATATCAATCAGTTTATGAATCCTTATACTCAGGATATCGTAAATCAAATTGGCGTTTTGGGTCAGCGTAATATTCAAGAGAATTTATCTCCTCAAGCTACTGCCGGCGCAGTAGGCACAGGACAGTTTGGCTCACAAAGGGGCGCACAGGTTTTAGGTAATACGTTAAGAGATGCGGCTACTAATATTACTGCTCAGCAACAACAAGCGCTTCAGCAGGGATATACACAGGCTTTACAGGCCGCGCAGAATCAACAACAGTTAGGATTGAGCGCTGGCAGTCAGATGGCTAACTTGGCAGGACAACAGCAAAATCTAGGTTTGCAGGATGTTAATGCATTGTCTACATTAGGCGCTCAACAGCAACAGATTGGGCAGAATCAGCAGTTATTCCCGCTTCAGAATTTGACCACTGAAGCTAATATTATGAAAGGCTTGAC